GTGGGTTTCTGTCAACCCGGCTTAGGTTTTTCCTTGCCTGATAATATTAGCTGTACTAATATTCTGCTACAAGGATGAACCATGCTAGAACCATTTGAGCATCAGTCAGTAACGACTGATTTCATTACTACCAATCCCAGAGTGCTTGTCACATCAGACCCCGGCACGGGTAAAACCCGTAGTGTGCTGGACGCGTATATGCAACGGCCGGAAGGTCGCATGCTTGTACTAGCTCCGCTGTCTATCTTGGAAGCGTCATGGGCTGATGACATTAAAAAGTTTACGCCTGACCTGACATACACAGTTGCTTACGCGCGCAACCGTGCCAAAGCATTTGAGTCTGACGCACAAATCATCATCACTAACCACGACGCCGTTAAGTGGCTGGTCAAAAACCAGCACGTACTCGATGGCTTCAACACGTTGTGTATTGATGAGTTCACTGCGTTCAAGAACAAAGATAGCCAGCGTAGTAAAGCTGCGCTCAAGGTTGCTAAGTTGTTTGACTACCGTATTGCTATGTCGGGTACGCCAAACAGCAACACAATTTGCGACATCTGGCATCCGACGCTTATCGTAGACGACGGACACAGGCTTGGGCATCGGTTCTATTCTTTCCGAAGTAATGTTTGCACACCCATGTTCAATGGGTTTGCTAACGAATGGAAAGACAAGCCTGATGCAGAGCTCATGGTTGCTGCTGCAATCAAGGACATAAACATCCGCTATGAGCTCGAAGAATGTATCGACATGCCCGAGCAGTCATACCACACAGTCACCACCCAACTGTCTCCAACTATGCTCAAAGCATACAAAGACCTGGCGGATGACAATGTGTTGTGGACTGGCGAGGCTACAATCAACGCCGTGCATGCTGGGGCCCTAACAAAAAAGCTTCTACAGCTCTGTACAGGCGCAGTTTACGACGAAAATGGAACTGTCGTTGGTCTACACGAGGACAGATACAACCTCGTTATGGAGCTAGTTGAACAACGTAACCACTCGTTAGTTGCATTCAACTGGTCCCACGAACGCGACTTCTTAGTCGCTCAAGCTGAAAAACGCGGTATCAAATACGGTGTCATTGACGGCAGTACACCTGCCAACAAACGCAAAGACATCGTAGACCGTATGCAAGCCGGACAACTCAAGGTCGTGTTTGCACACCCACAGTCTGCAGGCCATGGCCTCACCATGACCACCGCAACGGCTGTTATCTGGGCATCACCTACATACAACGCTGAGCACTACCAGCAGTTCAACCGTCGTATCTACCGTGCTGGCCAGACTAAACGAACTGAGGTCATCCATATTGCAGCCGAAGACACCTGGGAACCCGGCGTGTACGAAAAGCTGCAAGGCAAACTCGGCCGCATGGAGAACCTATTAACGATACTCAAAGATCTAAACTCAATGAAGGAAGTCGCATGAACATCAATGAACTGATTGATCAAAAGAAAGACATCAAACAACAGATGGCTGACCTAAACGGACAGCTAAAAGCTTTGAGAGAGCAGGAGTCCGAGGTGGACATAGCTCTACTCAAGAAACTGGATACAGAAGGATTGTCACGTACGGCAAACGAAGTTGCTTCTGTATCTATCAACGAAGAAGTCGTACCTGACGTCCAAGACTGGGATGCCTTGTATCAACACGTCATGCAGACGGGTGACTTCTCACTTATCCAAAGACGTATTTCGTCAACTGCTTACCGTGAGCTTCTCAAAATTGGTGAGAACGTTCCCGGTCTGCAGCCACGTGAAATACGTCGTATCAACTTCAGAACTCTGTAACTAACTTAAAAGGAAACTAAACATGAGTGAACTAGCATTAGCACTAACTGACGACAAAGTACCAGCACACGTTGCAAAGGGTAACGGCCGCGGTAATGAAGACGTAAATGGGTCTAGCTTAACTATCCCACGCGTCAAACAACTGCAAAAGATGTCGGACGAAGTCGACAAGCACCACCCAAATCATATTGAGGGCGCAGGTGACGGTGACTTTATGAACTCGCTAACTCGCGAGCTGTACGGAGAAGAGCTGTACTGCATCAACATCAAATTCAAAGACGAGTTTGTTGTATGGAAAGACCGTGAAAAAGGTGGCGGTCTCCTTGGTACGTTCAAGACTGAAGCAGAAGCTCGCGAAGCTGTATCAGCTACTGACCAGCCCGTCGACTATGCTATTCGACCTACACATACACACCTTTTGCTTATCAAAAACCCAGAGACCGGTGAGCTTAGCGCACCAGTACTCATGGATTTTGCAGCATCCAAACTGAAACCAAGTAAAAACTGGAACAGCCAAATCAACATCAAAGGCGGCGATCGTTTCGCAGGTCTTTGGAAGTTGAAGTCTGTGCCAGTAACTGTTGGTAACAACACCTGGATGAACTTGGACATCGACTTTGTCGGTTGGACCATGGCAGAAGACTACAAACTAGCCGAAAGTATCTTCGAGCAGTTTGAAAACACCGCTCTATAGTTGAGTACGTGCAGTGAACGAGCATAGTTTCATACGATCCGTGCACCGTTCACTGCACAACAACGTCACCAAGTGGAAAATTCATGACCGCTACAATGGTGGTGTGCCAGACGCATTCTATATGGGGCCAACAGGTTCACTGTGGGCTGAATACAAATACCTCAAACAACTCCCCAAACGCGACAAAACAAACCTACGACTTGGCTTGAGCCTTCTTCAAATCGAATGGCTCAATCTTTTATATGAATACAATCACAATGCTTGCTTGATTGTTGGTGTCGAAGACACGGCCATCATTTTATTAGAGAAACAATGGACAACTAATATTAGTAAACAGTACTATATGGAACATTGCATACCGCGAAAGGAAGTCGCGGAGTACATACAATCCATCTGTTTACCGGACCCATACGATGTCAAAAGCCAAGAAAGGGCTGCCCATAGCTGTGACCAACCTACGTAAAATATGGGCGCAAAAAAAGCACCAACTGGAACTCACCCAAGTCGAAGCCGCAGAAAAACTTGGGTGGACCCAAGGCGCCTTTAGTCAGTACTTAAATGGCATTACCGAATTAGGCCCGGCAGCTACTATCAAATTAGCTAATTTTCTTGGTGTAGATCCGGAAGAAATCGACCCAGCAATCCACGACGACTTACCAGGGATTCATAGAGTACCTGTACGGTACGACATAAATAGCACTAAAGTTATAAACAACCGATACGCGCACGTATCATTCACTGATGACTTGTTTCGAGTCCAAATTAAACCGGAGTTTTGTACTGACAGCATACGCAAACGCTTTCCGCACCTCGCTAAATCAGGGTGCCAACTCGTTTGTGCAAACCCAAACAAAACATATAGACCACGGTCTACAGAAAACGAACCGCTGTACCTAATCTGCCGTAAAGGAGAGTCTTCTTTCGACATAGCAGAAGAATCACAGCTACCACCAGCCAAAAAACTAGCCAAAAAATTCACAATTGTAGGCTTGGCTTACTATTGATTCACTATACTTCGATGACATTCGCTATTAGCCGTGCGAATATTAGCAACAGTAATGATATAAAATAACATTACGGAAAGGAATTAAGGATGAATGATCTGGTTAATAAACCTGACCACTACAACACAGGTGGTGTTGAGTGTATCAAAGCTATTGAGGCGAGCATGTCGCCTACTGAGTTTAAGGGCTACTTGAAAGGTAACGCGATGAAGTACCTATGGCGCTATTCTTACAAGGGGCACGATATTCAAGACCTTAGCAAAAGCATTTGGTACACAACTCGATTAAAGGAGTACATCGAAGGTGAGTCTACTAACATGGCTGGTCGAGAAACACGGACCATTTATGGACATACAGGAACTAGCTGATCTGCAACGGATCAAAAAGCACTCTGTTTACCAACAAATTTATCTGGGCAAACTAGATATACCGCATGTCAAACGTGGGAAAAAATACCTGTTCCCCACTCCCGAAGTAGCAAAGTACTTCGAGGACAACCTACAAACTTCCACTATTCAAGGGTGCGAAGCACATCAGTAGGTCGTAATTGGGTATAACGTTTGAGCTGCCCCCAAGTCTTGTGGCCAGAAATCACAGCGACTTCGGGGATGCTCAAACCTTTTTCAAAGAACCGACTAATCGCTTCGTGCCGCAAGTCATGAAACGTCAACCCATCAATCCCAGCCTCACGCGCAGTCAGCGCAAATCGATCTGAAATAGATGCACTACGCCTTACTGGAACTAACCTAGCACCCGGCTTTGCATATTTCATCGCACGTGAGAGCGCCAGTTTTAACGGTCTATGTACCGGTATAGTTGTAAACGAACCGCTCTTACTACGTGCATCTTCCCGATCCCTGATCCGAAGAACG